TCTGTCGGGTCTCCTGTGTAATGCCAGTTTCGGGATAGGGCTCTTCGGTCACTTCGGAAGATTCCAAGGCGACCAATTAGAATTATGCCACACTGCGAGAGCGGCGATGAGGTTCACTTTTGGGTCTAGTAGTTGATCGCATGTTGTCAAGATTCCCTTCGTTTGCAGCCAGCCTTTAGGCCAGTATGTCGAAGGGGTGCACCAGAATCCGTTGATCTGCATTAGACCATAGGATCCGCCTGCGGTGTCTTTGCCGTTGTACGCGTTCGGCGTACAATTTGACTCGCGTTTCAGCACGCGCATCAAGGTCGGTGTTTCCCATTCAGGCCAACCAACACTCAAAGCAAGGTTAAGAGCTCCTACGCAAGCGGTCACTGGAGTCGTGCTCGAGGTCGTGGTCGGAAGTGGCGCTAGTGGGATCGTGGCATAACTTGTCTGGGCACTGACTTGAGACATGCCCCCAGACGGCTCAGAAGCGTCCCAGAGAAGCACAAAAGGACAAAGTCCCAAAGTTACCCATGCGAAAATTTTGATCGTTAAATAGCTCATTTCTCAAAGTCCAATTCTGTAGGCACGCCCCAGCTGTCGCCTGCCAAAGTTCGGAAGGCGATCTGTGCGCGGATGATTTTGTGTGTGTCTTCGTGGCGAAAGATCTGGACAAGAATTTCTTGTCCGTTGTCAAGGTTGCACCGACCTACCTCGTAGATAAAGACTTTCGTTTCAGTCATGTTTTTACTCCTATCGTCGGTACTTCGACCATAGAGGATCAGTGTGCGCTATTGGGGGATTTCGGCGAACACTCTCTGAAAGGCTTGTTTTACAAGGGCTGGAGAGTCTGCCATAGCAGGCGAGATCTCATAGTGGAGCCAATCGCCCGGCACGCCGTGAATAGTTTCCTTCGTGTACTTTTGCCACTTTTGTCGGTCGCATCTCCAGCCGCGTCCGAATGGTGCAATGTAATCAAGCACGCATTCAAGGCCAAGCGCGTTCGCGTTCGCGGTCACAATATTTAAGAAAGCGACTGATCCTTTGCGACTGGCGTTCGGATGTTGCTCTGACTTGCGATATGAAAGATCTACTGCGCGCCCTGTGGCGTGCACGCTTAACGACTCGGAGCCCCTCATATTTCTTACGCCCCAAGATCCATTATTCCAAAATGCGCCTGCACCGTACTTGATTGCTTGCCTGATCCATTCGTCCATTCCTGCTCGAGGGCCAGTTGCGGCTCCGTCCGAGTTCCCTGTGTACGGTCTGGAGTTGGGGACTTTGGGATTTGCTGGGATGACGCTCATTCGGTTGGTGGGTCTTTGGGTCGGTCTTTAAGTCCGTTGCCTGCGAGTAGCCCGATTAAGCCGCCTGCCAAAGTCATGAGCATCGGCGACAAAACTCCCCATGCTTCGGCGTCGTTCGGCGATTGCTCTACAGGTTGCACCACAAAAAGAAGTCCAAAAATAAGTGACGCGATAGCCATAACAAAAGATGCGGTCAAGCCGATACCTACGATAAGGATTAGGCGGGCTTTGATTTGTTCGTTGCTTAGGCGTTTGTCTGTGGTCATGGGCAGCGTCTTTCTAGTATTCCGTTGGCTTTTGTGGTATTGCAGTTTTCGCGGTAACGGTCTGCACAAGCGGTTAGCACAAGTGCAAGCATGACACTAGCCAAGTAGTAGCGCGGCTTCATCGGCTGTTATTCCTAGCCTGTCAAGTACAGCTTGTCGAGCAATGTCTTTTGCGGCTTCGGCTTTTGCTTGTGCCTTAACGCTGTCTTGTATGGCTTTATATGTTGCCAATTCGTCTGCGTTCATGTCGCGGTCTGTCACTGTGTCACCGTCAATGATGCGTATTTGAGTGGTCATGAAAGTGCCAATCCGTAAATGTTTATAGTGCCAGTTGTAAAAGTGCCTGATGCCATTGTTGCAGTAAATGCGGTGTAACTTGTCGTGTTGTTTAAGAAGCCTTGAATAGCCGCCATATTGCCTGTGGTGTCTGGATTAACTCGCACTGTTTGATATGCGGTTTCAGTACTTAAAAAAGGATTCCACAACCAAAGATTGCCACCTGTGTATTTTGTTGTGCTTGCGGTACTCATTCTGAATCCTGAAACATTACTTCCTTGTAAGTTTGCGCCTGATCCGCTTGGTGGTACGCCTGCACCACCAAAATAATAACCTGTAGTAGTAGAACCTAATTGCAAATTAAAATCGTCGGCAGCAGAAGCAAGAACATTAGTGAACGAAATTAAATAGGCTTGATATGTTGCGCTAAAAACGCTGCTAAAAGTTGTGCTTGCACCTGACAAAGTGCCACCACCAACACGCACCAACGCGCCAGCCGATGCAGGGCCAACAGTAGCCCAAGCCGCGCCGTCGTAATACTGCACAATGTTGCTTGCCTCGATGTAAGCAAGCTGACCTTCGGCAAGTACCTTCTCGCCTGCACCACCAAAAGCGGCGTCGCGCGTAACGGTTGTAGCAAATACTGGTACACCTGTACCAGCACTGATATTCATATCGGCTGCGGTCAAAACTTCCGCTGCTACATACAACGGAACTGATGTTTGTGCGTTCGCTCCCATAGTGCTCCTTATCCTAAGACATTTTCTTCGTCAAGTGTGCCATACACAATGTCATCCAAGATGAGCTCATAGACGATCGTGGTTGGCGAGGTAAAGTAAGTAACCGCGTGACCAGACGACAAAGTAAGCCGATGCTCAAGCCCTTCAATAGTTAGATTTTGTGCAAACTGGGTTGGGCCTGCCGAAGTGGTGATTGACTTTTGGATATTGATCAGGTCGCCTACATCAAGGAGCGCCAAGGTGTCTTGGTCTAGTGCAGGTGTGCCGGGGAACTCTGTGCCTAGGAAGTTGAAGCGTGCTTCGGGGTCTGGACTGATGAGGTATTGGGCAAGTGTGAGAGCTGCGGCGTCGTTGTGCAGGAGCGAGTCGGTGATGGATTCGGTCTGTACCAGATACAAGGCTTGAGATGCAAGGTCTTCGGCAACTTGTGGCGATGATGCTCCAGCGTGCTGAATGGATGCACGATTGACCACTGTGTCCGCTTGGAAAGAGATGTCAATAGCCGAGTAGCCAATCTGGGTTCCGTCATCATGGAACTCGGCAACAGGGATTCCGAGTGTCTGTCCGATGCGCTTTTGGAAGGTTATCGTGCCTTCTCGATCTACAAAGATCCGACCCTGCTCGGCTTCATTGATCTTGTTGGCGTATCCTGCGACCGATGTGCCGTTGGCGACTGTGTAGGCAGCTGCACCGCCAAGGGTCGCCACGCCTGTCTCAATGCTCCGAGTGCCTGTGTAGGCGACTTCTGGTAGATCTAGCAGGTCATTGAAGCGCGCGCTTGATAACTGCTCGGTGACATTCCATTCGGCAAGGAAAGTCTGTCCGAGCTGATAGGAGAAGTCCGCACAATTTACGGTCACTGTGTCCAGTCCGCCAAGCGTAAAGGTGTAGTCGTAGTTCACGATGTAACCGACCCACAAAAGCTCTTTGACATTGGTTGAGCTGTACCGAGAGAAGCGGACTTCGCGAAGAGGTGCAAGTCCTGGCTGATCGTTGTTTGGGTCGTAGTACGGAGAAGTTGTGTCGAAAGGGTTGAACACTCCGTCGGCGTAAGTGTCGTTGAGCGTAAAGTTCATCGTGCCATAAGCAAACTGGTCGCCAGTGTTAGCGCGTCCGCGTTTCGCTGTAAGCGCAATGGTGCCGTCCATGACGGTTGCAAATTGTGATGTACCGTCAAGCGTGTATTCGGTGTTGTTTAGTTCGCCTTTAAGATCGTCGTCAAGTACAAAAGCGTTCCAGTCGTACCCTGTGTCAATCTCAAGGTCGTAGTTACCTGATCCGATTACTGCTACGCCAGCCATTAGGCGACCGCTATGTTCGCTGGGCCGTTCTGCCTATTAAACGCTCTAATCGCGTTTACGACAGCTGTGCCGATCTCCGCGCTTGAGCCAAGACCGCCTGTGATGTTAATCGTGTAGTTGCCCATTCCACCACCGCGTCCAGATAGTGGGATGACCGCTTCAGGGCCGCGCTCGCCGATCATTGCAAGCGTTGGCCCTGTCACGATTCCGCCGTCCGCGAGCATAGGGATATTTGGAACGGAGAAGCCTTTGCCACCGAGACCCGGCACCCAGTCAGGAAAGTCAAAAGAGAGCGAGCCGATCGTGTTGTTCCACAATGAAGCAATTCCGTTAAATAGATTCTTGTAGATGTTGAAGACGCCTGTGAAGTAGGTAGTGAGTCCGTTAAATACTGCTTTACCGCCTGCAAGCATCGCATCGAAGACGGTGTCCACAATCTTGCGAACGGTCTCAAACTTAAAATAGAGCGCGGTCAGGATCGCTATAAACGCGACGATCGCCAAGATGACCAAGGTGACAGGGTTTGCCAGTAGCAAAGCGTTAAACACTGCTACGACGCCGTTCACAATCATTTGTGCGGCTGCATAAACTTTCATAGCTGCATTGAGAGCCAAGATCGTTACAGCGATCCCACCGATCGCGCCTGCAACAATGAGAAAGACTTTGGTGTTCTCTTGTGCCCACGCGCCAAAGGCGATCAGGTACGGAAGGAGCGCTTCGACGACTGGGATCAGTGCCGCGCCGATTGACTCTTTAGTTTCTGCTAACGCGATTCCGAGACGCTTCATTCCACCTTCGGCAGTTGCGGCAGCTGCGGCAGAAGCACCACCAAACGATCCGCCAAGCACATTCATTACATCTTCCAAAGATGCGCCGTCTTTAATCATCGCTTTAATTTCTGGACTAAGCGCGGCAAGTCCTTTCATGTTTCCGCCATATGCCTTAGCAATTGCGTCCGAGACTGTAGCCAAATCCTTCCCAGAACCCGCAGCGACATCCTGTGCAAGTGCTAGCGCTTTGTTGGCTTCCTCGATGTCTTTGGTTCCGCGTACAAGTGATGCCAGTGCCGGGCGAAGTTCAGAGTCTGCTACGCCAGACGCAAGACTCATCTTTGTAATCATGTCTTCTTGTGCTGCGATCTGTGCGTCGGTCGCGCCAGTGACATTTTGCAAGGCAAGCGCGAGCTGTACCTGTTCGGCTTGGTCTTCCATTGCCGCCTTGGTAGCGCCTACTAGAGCAAGACCTAATCCTGCGACTGCCGCCGCCGCTGGGACTGCTGCCTTTTTAATTGCGAACTGTGCTTTAGCAGAAGCGCCTTCAAGTTTTTGGAATTCTTTAATTGCCTTTTGTGTTCCTTTGGCATTGAATTCGGTGATGATTGGAAGTATTACAGCCATAACTATTGTGCTTTCAAGTTCTGTCCGACGGCTTTGCCAACGCGATCCACTAGCGTCTCCATAGCGCTATTGAGATCGTCTTTGTGGGCTTCATATTGACGCCATACTACTCTCGATGAATCTCCGTACTTGGCTGTTAGTGCAGCGCCCATGCGGTTACTAGTTGAGAAGTCAAAGAATGAAGCTGCCGCGCCGAGCCACTTAATCGCAAAGGTCGTGAGGTTCACTGTGTTTTGTCGGAACTCTTTTGGGGGTTTTGTGTTGATGTACGCTTTGACTTTGTGCTCGGTAGGCCAAGGAAAGACCTCATAAGATCCACGAAGATTCCAGCGTCTTTGCCAGCCTGACAGAGGATAATTTAGGGGTATTGCGGACTCAATATCGGAGACTAATCCTGCTGTAATCCTTTTGTAATCTTTGGTGATTTCGCGTCGTAAAGACTTGTCAATCTTGTTCAGTTCTTTAAGTGCTTCCTTAAGGCCGTAGACCTCTATGCGAGTTTCAATTCCTTCAGCCATGTCACCTCTTTTTGTTTTGTTTTTCTAGCACTGCGACAATGGTAGTTAGGTCTCGCGTGTCGAAGGTGTCAGCGTAGAAAGTG